GGTAAGATGAAACCAGTACACGGTCATAACTACAATGAGTCTGTTGCAGCTGCTAAGAAGGTTCTTTTGGAAGACTTTAGATTGGATGGACTGAAGGAAGCAATGTACTATCATGCTGACTATGTCAATCCTGGTTGGAAGAAAGAAAAAGTAGCAAAAATTGGCCGTCACATTTTTTATAAGGAATAATCATGGAACTCTTCGACAAATACTTTCAACAACTGATCACTTTCTGCAAAACCAGTCTTACTGTAACCACAGCTCAGACAATAGCATGGATTGGTTTAGTTTTAATTCATGCAGCAACTATACCTACAATCCTTTCTGTAATGACAGGATTGAATGACAAACTTCCTCCTGTTGATATGGTGTTGTTTGTTTACGGTGGCCTTGCTTTGTTCTTTGTCCGAGCTGCAATCCTCAAGGACATGATTAACATAGTGACTATTGGAGTTGGATTTGTTATCCATACAATACTACTATCACTACTAATCTTCAAATAAAAATAGGGGCATTGAGCCCCTATTTTTTTACTTATTGAATAAACGTCCGAACCAAGATCGGACGTTACATATTACTTTCCCAATAGGCTATCAACCTTTGCTTCAGCTACATTCAAACGAGCTTCAATTTCATCTAAAGCTGGATCGGCAGGAGTTGTAACGGCTGCTACAATTTCCTCGTGCATTTCTGGTTTAACTTCTTCACCCGTAGCTACAGCAATGATTTCTGCAACAGCGGCAGCAGCTGCTTGTGCAACTTCTGGTGATGGAGCTGGGATTTCAGCAACTGCTTCGGTAATAGCTGTTGCGATTGCTACTGGGTCAGTTACAACTTCTGGATCTGCTGCAACAACTGCGGCCACTGCTGCAGCTACAATTGCGGCAACTTCTGGGTCAGCAATTGCTGCAGCTTCAACTTGAGCAATTACAACGTCAGCAACAACATCAGCTGCTTGGGGAACATCTGCACTAGCAGACATGGCAACAATTGAACCTACAGCAACTGTTGCTGCATCAGCAGGAGCAGCAACAATAGCTTCAATTTGTTTTTGGGTTTTTTCAGTGATCAATTGATCAACCTGAGCTTCAACAACTGACAGTCTTGCGTCTAGCTCATTGATGCTTGAAGCGTTGTCTGTATTTACAGATGTACCTGTTAGAGTAGCCAGTTTTGCTTCAACTGCTACTAATCTTACCGCTAAGTCTTCGAATCTCATTTTGGTTCCTTTTTGGTTATTTGTGCCACTCAGCACATAATTATTTAGGAAATAACGTGTAAACTAATATTAAGTTTTTATTAAACTGGTTTTCTTCAATTCCAGTATTTTGAGGAATCAAGGCTGTCCCAGTAAGCCTTGTTGTTTCGATTCACAAAGTTTTTAACGAGATACTTGCCCATACCAAGATAACCCATCTTCTTGAATCTGCGTGAGTCTTGTCCAAAGTAATGTTTGATAATTCTGAACTTTTTAGGACTATACTTCCTTGACAAGAAGTAATCCTCAGACGTTGATATGTTTTCTGGGAACCCGCCAAATTCCTCAAACCGATCTCTACGAGTTAGCATGAAGGCTCCAACAGCAAACGGAGAGAAGAATTTCAATGCATGGTTTACAGTATTAAAAATAGTAAACCCAATCATTGCTCTTGGGTCCTTATCATAAGACTTAATCTTTAAACCAATTAAATCTAAGTTTAAAGATTCCATTTTGCTAACAGCATCTTGAATAACATTGTGCTTAAAGAATCTAACATCCGCATCGATGAACAAAATGTATGGAGTAGTTACCAGACGTGCTCCATTGTTCTTGGCAACTGAAACTGGACCACCGTCTACAATTTCAACATTTAGAGAAGAACTATTATCTTTTATGACTTGTCTGGTATTGTCAGTTGAACAGTCAGCAATAATAACTCTAGTATCACCAATGTTTTGCAAACGTAAAGATTCCAATAAATGGTGAATATAATTCTCTTCATTCTTGCAGGGTACTACTATGGTAATTTTATCCGATAACTTCATCTGTTTCTTTAGTCCACGTAATGATTTCCCAACGACCATCCCAGTGTTCAACTAGTGCAGTGCAAGACTCCACCCAGTCTCCATCATTCATGTATATAACTCCATCAATCTCTTTTATTTCAGCATGATGTATGTGTCCACAAATAACACCATCATATCCGCGTTTTTTACAATACCCTGCTAAGTTTTTTTCAAAGTGGAATATGAAATCAACGGCTTTTTTTACTTTTGTTTTGAGATATTGACTAAGACTAAAATACCCAAAGCCAAAGCGATGGCGTATCCAATTGAATTTGTTATTGAGCGATAAAACCACATCATACGCACGATCTCCTAAAAATGCTATCCATGGTGCTAGCCTTGTAATGCCATCAAACATATCCCCATGAGTGACTAGGTAATGTTTACCATCCGCACCAATATGTTCTATTTGATTATGTATTTCAATTAAACCGAAGCTAAACCCATAAGGCATCATTGGCCTCAAGAACTCATCGTGGTTACCTGCAATGTATATTACCCTAGTACCGCGTTTAGCGTGGCCTAGCACCCTTCTAACAACGTTGGTGTGGGATTGCTTCCATCGCCACTTGTTTTGCTGTATACGCCAGGCGTCAATAATGTCACCAACCAGATAAAGATTATCACAACTGTTATGTTTCAAGAAATTATTGAGCTTGTTGGCTTTACAGTCGTTAGTACCTAAATGAACATCACTAATAAAGATGCTCCGATACTTTTTAGCTTCCATTTATAGACTCAATGGTAACCAGAGCCATATTCCTTGGCTCATTAGTAATGCAGATAATACACCAACTATAATACTTCCAACGTATAGTGCAGGAGCAACAGCTAAGATACTAGCTGATAATAGAACGATTGAAATCTGGAAACCTGATCCTGCAAATGTCATCCAAGGGCCTGATTTGCGAACTTGATCGCGCTCAGCTTCTAGCGCACGAGCTTTAGCCATCAGCTCCTTCTTGCCCTCACCTGTTGCAGGCTCACTTTCATACCTATTAATTTTAGCAGTTAATTTATCTGCCTTATCAAATTGTTTTCTTTCAACAGCATCGTCTCTAGCCATCTCAGCCAATGTTTGCTTTATAGACTTAGCTTGATAGAACGCCCATGTGTCATTAGCTTTAATTGTGTTATTCAATACTTTAGAACTATTACCAGAAGCAATGTAAGTATTGATGGCTAACAAAGCTGCAAGTACGGTAATAAGCCATCCAGCTTTATCTTTAATCTGTGCTTCTCTTTCGCTTCTGCTTAGAGGTTTTTTTTCTTCGGTCATATTATTCTCTTATGATGGTAAAAATCTACCTATTAATCCATTAACAATTTTATCAGACACGTCGTTTGGTAAAAATTTGAGGAATCCTATTACATATAAAGCAACGTAACCATAAACAAATATTTTTAAACACATATCAAACGTTTTTTGATATTCGTTCATCTTCCGCACCTATTACCTGTTTGACAAAATTGATGTAGTTCGTAACCACCAATAAACAGTATGAATAAAATAAATGCACTTGCACCTATAATCACTGCCCACTCATTTATCTCTGCTTCTTTTTGTTTGCGTTTACGTTCCTCAGCATTGAAGAGTCTTAAATCATTAGCATCATCAGCATCCATTGCTTCTTGACGAGCTTTGATTTTGTTCCACACGTCGATCTTGCCTGTGGTCATAAACAGTATTTTTAACTCCTCCTCGAAAGCCCTGGCTTGCTCCAGTGCCATCTCGATCTGAAGAGCGGTTCCCATGTTGGAACCTTTCTTTGACTTTTTAGCTTCTATTAATGCTTTTGTTGCTGTACTCTTAGCATCAAACAACTTGCCTATCATTGGAGCCAGGGAGCTCAAATCCTTGGCAACAGCACTGGCCTTTTTGACCATGCTGATAGCAGATTGTATACCTGCAAGGGCTGTTATGGGATCAATCATTTTTTGACCTCCTCTTTGATAGCCTTACGCCACTCTAAACAAACCACTGTTCTGTTATAGACATCACCACTCCACTTCCATCTGATACAGTCTGGTTGTCGAGTGGATTTATTTTCAACTGGGTTATTTTGAGCAAAAGCACAAACAAACGTCATAGCAAAAGGAATCATCAAGGATAATTTCTTGAAGTTCATTGCTTACCTTTTGAGTTTTTAAGTTATTACCTCACATTTCCATGGTATAGATTGAGTAGATATTTAGGTTTCTAGCAGTTGACTGGAATGAAGTAAGGATATATAATCCGCTTTGTTAAAGGGAATATCATGAAAGTTTATCTCAGCAAGTACAGATACCATTGGTTAAGTCCGTACACAATTCTCGAAAAGGTGTTCTTTTGGCGGGAGATTGAATACGATGAACCAATTATTGATAAGTGGTCTGACCGTCTGACACCGCTATGTCAGGGCATGCAAGCAGTATTGGATTTCATTCACCCCAAGATCAATTATGTTAAAATTGATAAATGGGACACTTGGAGCATGGATTATACTCTTTCTTTCATTATTGTACCGATGCTCAAGCAGCTTCAAGAAACAAAGCACGGTGCTCCTTTTGTAGATGATGAAGATGTACCAGAGGAATTGAAGAGTACATCGGCACCTCCTAAAGAAAATGAATATGATACAGATGAAAACCACTTCAAGCGTTGGGATTGGGCTATTGCAGAAATGATTTGGGCTTTTGAGCAGAACATTGACACCAATAGTGAGGAAAAGTTCTTTGATCACGCTGAGTGGGATGAAAAAGAAAAAGACTTCGGTAAGAACCTTCATAAAATTAAGATTGATCAACCAGGGCTTAAGGCACATCAAGACCGCAAAGCAAACGGATTTCGTTTGTTCGGAAAATATTATTCAGGGCTATGGGATTAATGACAGAACAAACATTAACAGACTTTCCGGAAATTCCTTACAACCCAATAAAGTCGGTCAAGGATTTCCAAGAAGAGATAGACAAACTTGTCAAAGGAAAAGGAATGGAGTATATTGATGCTGTACTTCATTTTTGTGAGGTAACAGGACTTGAAATTGAGTCGGCAGCTTCTCTGATCAAATCCAGTGCTAAGATGAAAGCATCCATTCAAAATGAAGCTGAAGAATTAAATTATTTACCGAAAAGTGCAAAACTTCCTTTATCAGACGACTAGCGACACGCAGGCATTTGATGCCTACAAACTGTACATTGCCCTTAAAAATCATTTTACATCCAACACATACGACTACTTCAAACATAACGGCCGTGTAAAGGCTTCCAGGAAAACGTTTGATAGTCGCAATGACAAATACTTCTTCTACAAGTTGGCTGAACGCAAAGACAAAGTCGAGTATATGGTTGCCAACTTTGTTTATGGTTCTAACAACTGGATCGGCGATCTTGTTAACAATGAGCAAAGCGATAAGATGTATCGTGAGTTCATTAAGTACCGGGACAGCTTCACATACATGCTGTCTAGTGACTTAGATAAACTCGATCCTGTGTTTGATAATAACTTTACCACTGAAGAAGGTCAGCACCCGTTGCTGCTGAAGTTGTTCCTCCGTGGAGCTATCCGTTTAGAGACATTGGTTGTTCTTGATTCACTGATCAACTACACCAGGTCTTGGAACAAAAAGATTTCTGATCCTGTAGTTTGGCCCGAGGTCTACCGCAAGATCAAGAAATACAAGCCGTTTGTTAACTTCGATCAACAGAAGGTCAAAAAGTTGGTCGTTGACAAGTTCACGGTTTGACGTTATAATAAATACTATATTCGCTATGATACTGTGGATATACTAAAATACTTTTTATACATTTAATACAAGGAAATACGATGGCTAATAGCTTTCAAGCTCTCAAAAAGAGCACACAAACATCATTCACAAAGCTCACAGACGAGCTTACAAAGTTGAGTGCAACTCCCCAAGGTAAACAAGAAGACGCACGGTTCTGGAAGCCAACAGTCGATAAGGCTGGTAACGGT